AATTCTATTATCAAACGGTCTATTTTGACCTGTTGCATTTAAGAAATTATAACCACCAAAAGAAACCCAGTTAGTAGGGTCTGCATTAACATTATCATAATCTTTAAAGAATCCGTAGTTATTAAGTAAGTTTCTTTCGTAGTATGGGTATTTATATTGAACATTTGTCAATCGTTTATTAAGGCTTACTAATTGATTTACATCCGACCAAATAACCACTCCTTCTTTACCAATAGATGAATAGAAATCAAAAGGAAAAGAGTCTATATAAGTACCATTAATATCATAAATTAATCCATTTTGAAACTTTTTTGTAACCGATACATTATCTATTAAAAGATAACCTGTTGAATCATCGTTATTATTATAAAAATTAAAATCAAATGTACCTGCACTTGCAGTATAAAGAAATTCATAATAAACCCAGTCATCAGTAGTAACTTGACTTAATACTTCAACACCATTTATTTCAATCCTTGCAACTGCTTTTGGAGAACTACCAGCATCAAAATTCTTTGCCCAAAAAGAAACAATATATACACCAGCAGCAAAACTTAATTGTTGATAAATATAAGCAATATTATCTCCAAATATTTTAGGACATTGACTACCGTTTAATCCGCCTGTTAAACTATTTAAAACATTCCCATCATTATACCAATATTCGTAAAGTTGCGGAGCAGTACCATCAATTTCAAAACCACCATCTACTACTAAATCATTTATTGCGACATCGTTTACACTAATAATATACCAAGTAGCATCTTTATTAGATAGGTATAACATACAACCTAAAGACTCCATTAAAGATGTTAAAAGATAATAGCAATCCTTTGGCTCAAAAGTAGACCAATCTACCGAAGAATATTCCGATAGCTTTAAGTTTACTGTATTAACAAGAGTGCTATCTATTTGAAATTCACTATAAAAAGCAACATTTAATTCAGTACCAGTCTTTTTTAATAACCTACAAACAAAATCACTAATACTTATACCAGCATCTACATTTGTATCATCATATAAAGCGTAATAATCTTCTCTTGTATATTTAACATCCTTTAACACCGCAAGGTTATCCGTAGCCGTTAGCTGAAGAAAATATTGCTCTTGCCATTCGTATTGAATAACATCGGGCAAAAGAAAACCTCGCCATTTTAAAACTTCAGTTGTACCATCAGTTTCATAAAAACTTAACCTTAAAGAATATTCATCGTTATCAAAGAAAAAATCAGAAGGTTGAACTTCAGAATTTACAGGAATAAAACATTTAATATCCGCAAAAGAAGAACGAATAGGAGCAAATATATTGTCTTTAGTAGCTTTATATTTTAATACAAAAGGAGAATCTTGCGCTGGAATTAAATCTATAATAGGGTAATCAATAACAGTAGCATCGTATTTCTCAAACTTAACTTGGTAATACAAATTAGTTCCGACCTGGTCTAATCCTTTAAATTCAAGATTATAAATATGATTATAAGCCATTATATTACCCTCGTATTTTTAATTGCAGTATTGTCTAATAATAATCTCATTTTATCTCCCATTATATCAATTTGATAATTACCTTCACCTGTTGAATTAGAAGGCATAGCTACTCTACCTTCAGTATTTACTCCCAAAACACTACCAAACAAAGTACCAAAGTTAGTAACACCCTTCATTCCAAACATTTTAGCACCTGCTGCAATACCACCACCAAAAGCTGATAATACTGCTGCAAGTAATACTGCAATTACAAGTGCTGAAACTAATTTAGCTATCATTGATTTCATCATTGCAAAAAATATTTCCTTAAAGTTTTGAGTAAAGTTTTGACCTGTAAATAATGCTTGTTCAAATGCGTATTGAGTACCTGCTACAAATGTAGCAAAAGTAGACTGCCAAATTGAAGTAAATGCTTGAGCATTAGTATATGTAACTGCAGTTAATCCTGCTAAGTTATCTTGCAACCTTTTAATCATATTGGCATAAGCGGTTATTTGTTCCGTATCCCAAGTAGTTGCTTGTAAAAGTTGTATTCTTTCTATTTCTTGTTGGTATCTTTGTAGTTCTCCTGCTGGAGGTGCTTTTAACGCATCTTCTAAAGCAGTTTTTTTACCACCTAATTTAACTAATTGTGCGTTTATTTCTTCTAACCTTTTACTTGAAATAGGTAGTTTAGATGCTTCATCATTTAAAGCAGCAATTTGGGCATTTATTCCTATTAATGAATTAGGGTCTACACCTTCAGCATAAAATTTAAGTTGTTTTAATTGTTCAACTAACTTATCAAGTTCTACTTGTTTAGATATTAATTGTTGTCCTTTAGGTATTAAATCTAATTCAGTTTTAACCTTTTTAATTTCATCAGCTAAACCCTTAAATGTATTTAAATCATTAGGAGCAATTATTTCTCCAGGAACTATTAAATCATTTATTAACTTAAGTCTTTTATATAATCCAGTTAAACCATTATCAAGAGTTTTAGCAACTGCACTATTTTTACCATAAACCTTTTCAGATAATACTAATAAATGTACATTTTGCTCAATAGCAGCGTTTACTAAACCTTGTTGTAATATTAACTCTTTTTGGTCTGCTTTTGGATTTATTGGTGTTGAATTAACTTTTCTAACTATATCTAAATAAGATTGCATCTTATCTTCAATTTCAATTAGAAACATTGATTTACCAGGGTTTTTAAGACTAAGAATTAATAACTCAAGACCATTTAAAGCTCTATTAGCACCATCAACAATTAATTTAAAAAACTTACCTACATTACCATTATCAACTGCTTGAGTAAATGTATTATTTAATCTTTGTACACTTGCTTGTAATGTATCTACTTTACCAGTTATTTTACTACCGTAAGCAATTTCCAATTGTTCAGCTAATTTAACAACTCCAGCAGTAGTTATTTGACCTTGCTCAAGCATTTTATTTAATGCTTTTGTATTAACGCCCAATCCTGCAGCCATTAAAGCTACCGCACCTGGTAATCTTTCTCCTAATTGTTGTCTTAATTCTTCAGCTTGCACACTACCTTTTGAGAACATTTGACCTAAAGCACTCAAAGCACCTTTTACATCTTCAGAAGATAGTTTTAAAGTTGCTGCTGCTCTTGTAACTGAATTAAATATTTTATCAGTATCGCCTAAAGTTTGATTGGATGTTAATGCTGCTGCTGCAAAACTCTTATACGAAGTTGCAAGGTCTAAAAAATTTAAACCTAAATAATCGGCAGTTTGAGAAATTTCTTGTAATTTTGCATCGGCTAATTCAGTAGAACCTAAAACCGCATTTAAAGAAGATTTAACGGCATCTAATCTTAAAGCTTGGTTGAATGACCTACCTACTAATTGTGCTGCTGCTTGAAGACTTATATAACCTACTATTAGATTCTTTACAGAACCTGCAAGCTGATTCATTGGGTTAATAGGTTGTTTTAAGGTATCAGAGGATGTTTGAGTGAATTTAGAAATTGCATCAGTAGCCTGTTGTAATTGTGTTTTAAACCCTTGTATCTCTGCTCGTAGTTGGACTACTATTTCTTCATTAGCCATTGTTTACCTTTTTAAGTAATTCTTCCTTTTCTTCTTTAGTTGGTAGTTTTGCTGGTTTCTTTTGAAGAATCCTATACTTGTCAATCCACAATGGAATAATGTCTTTTGGTTTCTTTTGGTTTTTCTTTTCTACTTGAGTGTTTAGAATGTAACTCATTAACACTCTTGTTCTATCCCATTCGTTTGCTTCCTTTGTAGAAATATGTATAACATACCTTATGTAATCCATAAGAGTCATTTCCCAAAATTCACTTGGTTTTAAACCTAAATTAGTAACTGCGTTATCTAATAAGTTCTCCCAAGTTAGCTTTTTTTTTCGCCATTAGAATCCTCTGCACTCATTGCTTTCATAGCATCAACCATTTGTTCGGTCATCACTACTACACAAGCCATAAACTCTCTAATAACCTTTAATTGGTCTACATAGTTAATAGAATCAGCCCAAGATTGAACATCTTCAATAGTAAAATCTACTACTTTTTTATTAGCCCTACAAGCACCAAACAAACCACAGTAAACTATATCAGCTATCATATCAAGCTGGGTATAATCTTCTGTGATTTCTTTAACTGTACCTATATCAGCACCTGTAACTTTAGTATATTGCTCTAAAGAGTAATTACCAAATTTCAATTGCTTCACTTCTCCATTGAGAGTAACTTCTATTATACCTGTCATAGTCTGTTTGTTTTAATTATACGATTGTAGTAAATGTAGGTGTTCCTGTTCCTGCAAACTCAATAGAATAAGTAACTACATCTTCCATAGGTGCTGAAACTTCGCAAGAAGTAATGTAAGCACTTTGAGAAACTGATTTATTACCTACAATATTATTTGTCCAAACAATAGCAACTAATGCTGGAGGGTTAGCACTATAAGCAGCAAAAATATCTGCTAAATCTTTATTCGCTGCAACAAAGTCTGCAAGACCTTCTGCTGAATAAGTAATGTCTCTTAAACCTGGCATAATTTCTTTCCAAGCACCACTTTCTTTAGAAGTAGTCTCAAAAACATCCTGATTCATAGACATTGTAACATTTGTTAATTCTGCGATTTGCGTACCACCCATTTTTAAGATTTGCGCTGTGCCGTTGTAAACTGCCATATTATTTTATTTTAAAAGTTAATTAATCTGTTATTGT